ATCTGCTTGACCCTCTAAAGCAACTTGACCAGCAACAGCACTCGCAAACTCAAAACTTGATGTTAAGATTTTTTCAGAATGTAAACAACAAACATGTGGTGAATTTCTACTATTTCCAAATGTTTCCAATGTTCCAACCGACCCTCTTCTGCTTGTAAAATAAACACCGTCTATCATTCTTAATGGTCCAAATCTACTCGCAAGCTCTGTTTCAATTGCACTTAAATTTGTAGCATCGTAATATGGTGCAACTAATATTTGATACCAAGTATCACCAAGAACATCAATAACATCTTGTAAATCAGGATTATTAGCACCACCAACCATTTCATTTATTGACATAGTTAATCCCGCTGGTAATTCTTCACCAGAATTATAAAAACCATCAAGATAAATATCATTTCCAGCTTCACCTTTATTTTTTGCAGTAACAGTTATTGTACCGGCAGAATTTGAAATAGAAACTGGTAAATCACTTGGAAAAGCTGCTACAATTTTATTTCCAATTGTAGTCGCATTATCACCAACAGATACAGCAATAGAAACTCTTTCACCACCAATATACAATGGTATTATTCCTTGTTCAGTAGCTGTTCCGCCAATAACAAAACTTCCTTCTGCTGCTAACCCTCCAGAAGCATCATCAAGTGCAATACAATACAAATCACTTATTTGATTATTTGCCCTCCAACTTTTAACCATTCTTGACAACTGCGAACCTTCACCATAAAAATTATTAGCCTGTGAATAACTATTCACTTTGTCAATTTTTAAAGCTGATTTTGTAGCTCCAGTTGATAACTTTTGACCTATTAAAATGCAGTTATATTTTAATAAAGATGGTCCTTGAAATGCATGTGTAGGATCAAACTCCACATACATAAATGGCACTCGTAAACTATTTGGAATACTCATTTTTTAACTCCTGTTTTTTTATTATTAACTAATACTAAATCACCATTTTTTAACGCTCTTGAAATATGCGTATTTCGTACAACTTCACTGTCTCCATCAGGTATTTTATACCCTAATTCATCTCTAAAAATTTTAACACCATCTCTTTTTTTTACAATGACTTTTTCCATATTTTACTCCTCTCTTATAATAATATTATCTGAAGCTTTTGCATTATTATCTAAATTATAATCTGTATTAAATTTCAAAAATTCATCTAAATTGCTATCATCAAAAATTGCATCACGCCAACAAATATTCCAAAATGTTCTTAAACAATATACAGTCGTATCACCTTCATATTCAATAGTTACCGGCTGTTCTCTCAACATCACAACATCAGAAACAATTGTATCTAATCCTAAATATTTATCTTTTCCCAATGCTCTTTCAATTTCATACGCTCTACTATCAAGAAAATCATCTTCATAATTCCTATTTAGTTTACCTGTACCATCTGTAAAGGTTTCAATTGTAGCATCTGTTTTTATTTGTATTTCTACAACTAAACTTAAATTTCTTTCATAATTTCTTGGAATTATATTTTGTGTATCCGATACCTCATCGCTAAAATAAGCCAATAAACAGGGTAATTCTTCCTCAAATTTTGGTGATGGTCTATCAAAAAACATTTTCTTTTTGTCAATATCAACAGTCTCTGCCAATAACTGCTTTACTCTTTGTCTTATTAATATTCTTCCATGTGGCTGTGTAATTTGTTTATACATTAGTCTTTCCGGTTTTTAATTGTAATACAGCAACCCCAGTACCATCTGGCTCATAAGTTAATATTGTATAATTAAAACCTCTAATTATAAACATATCCCCCCTCGTTGGCTTTTCTCTAAATCTATCTTTACATGTAATCATTGGCTGCCTCGCCATTACACTCGAAAACGCCCCTGTGTCTTGTTCCAAATATTCATTATCAAAAATTACAGGTATTGAGTACGTCAACTTACTTCTTGAATGGATTATTATACAATTCTCACTAAATTCATCCATTCCGTCAAAAATACTATCAATATCTTTACACATTATTTCTTGAAATGGATTTTTTATAAAATGAATTGCACTTGGTAAACCCAAAAATTCAGTACTATCAATAGCAAATGGTTCTATAATTAAAACATTTCTTACAATACTACTTCCAATATTTTCATTGCTTGTAATACCACCCACACCAACATTAACACCACCAAATTGTAAACTAATAGCCCCAAAAGTTTCAACACTTAGTATAGTATCTGGTTTTATATTTATACTTATATCAAAAACACCAAAAGCTTCTTCTGTTAAAATATTTTCAGCAACTATATTAACATTCCCTACATGTAAAGCTGAATTTCCAAAGTTTTCAACACTTGGAATTCCCACAACACCAACACCAACACTACCTACATGTAAAGACAAATTTCCAAAAGTTTCACTACTTGTAACATCTTCAACACTAATATCAACATTGCCATAACTAACATCAAAATTGCCAAAAAATTCATTACTAACTATTCCTAATGGTACTAAATTAATATTACCTGCCAATACTAAACTGTTTCCAAAAGTTTCATCAGAAATTATTCCTGTTGGTATTATCTGTAAATTTAATTTAGAATTACCAAAAGTTTCTTCAGTGATTATTCCTGTTGGTTTTAAAATAAAACCTGCATTTTGTATGTTAATAATTCCAAAAGTTTCAACACTAACAATAGAAAAAACATTTATTATATAATTCCCTCTATTGACAGATAAAAAACCAAATTCTTCAACAGTTAAAATACTCTCAGTTATAACAGTCTGAACCTGTATTACATAGCTATTCCCAAAAGTTTCATCAGTAATTATTCCTAATGGTCTTATCTGTAAATTTAATTTAGAATTTCCAAAAGTTTCATCAGTAATTATTCCTGTTGGTATTATCTGTAAATTTAATTTAGAATTACCAAAAGTTTCTTCAGTGATTATTCCTGTTGGTATTATCTCAACATTACCTGCTAATATTAAACTATTTCCAGCAAAAAAACTTAAATTAGTTGCAACCTGAGGATGCGGTGATTGTGGTATTTCAGAATATGGTCCGGTACTCTCTAAATAATGTAAATGATTTCCAATTAAATTTTGTTCAATTGCAACACTACCACTAATATTATAAGCACCCCACATCGGATATAAAGCGACCATATTTTCTGGTGCTATATTCCATAACGAAACACCCTTTTGTAACAATTCTTTGTAAATGTTATTTAAATTAACATTCCATACACCAATATTTGCAAGATCACCATCAAAAGAATCTTCAAAATCTGCCCTATTACCAACATTAAACTCAGTGTAATCATTAAATTCCCCCGAATACCCCCCGTAACTTTTCACTGATCCAGCGTCAAGCTGTCCAGAAAATGAAGTAGTACTTCCAAAATATCCCCAAACAAAATGCCATTTATTAAGGGTAATTGTACCCAAATTCAATGCTATTTCTGTAGGATTATCATATCCTTTATGTGCAACATATAAAGTCGCCCCATTTAAATAAAATCTTCTATATTGTGTATCATTATCATTATTCCAGGTAATAAGTTCACTTATTCCATTTGACGCTGATAGTTTAAACCAAAAACCAGTAAAACATGGAAACGCAACTGCTGGTAATCCACAGTTTGATGCCAATGCACGCATAAACGTACCAATTATTTTACTATATCTTCTTGCCATTACACTATTCCCAGATTATTGACAATATCCAAGTTGACACTTTAGCTAATGTCCAACCCGATGCAATAAATTGTAAATTCATAACAATAACATCATTTCCGGATGGTAAAGTTGCAGCATTTAAAACGATTTTTAACTCTTTATACACGTCATCATCACCACTGCTCCAGGATAATTGCGATGTACCCTCTGCTACAAGCGTTAAAGATGATGGATCATCTTCAGGACTGGCTTTTTGCCAAGCAGGATTAACTTGTGCGTTACCAGTTTGTGCATCTGCCAAAGCTAATAATTTTAACTTCATAGTTTCACTTGGAATGACTGGAGGCATTAAAAAACGCAATGCCCATATTCCGTTACTTGTCAAGCTATCGGCTACTCCCAATCCTTGATCATACTTACTATTAACACCTTTTCCAACATGAATATTTGGAAAAGTACGTGATGCCGATGTTGGATAAAAAGAATATGGTGTTACAATTCCAGACATTTGTTAACCTTTCACTTTACAAATAACACAATGTTACACGCCGTGTATTAAATAACGTATAACATTATATTTACAATTTGAAAATCTTATTAGCTCCATTATCCCATGTAATAGTAATATCACCACCATTTGGGGTTACGGGCAAACCTGTTGCACTATCTATATAAGCTATCAATCTTGATGTTGTTTCATTTCCAGTATCTTTTACTAATACCAAAGCTTCAGAAACATCACCAGTAACACTTGACAATATAGCATCATTAGCATCACAAACACCTGCCACTGCTGTTTTACCAGCAAGTGCAACATTAGCCACTCTTGCAGCCGCTGGTACAGCCGACAAAAATTCATGTGCTGCTAAATCAACAGTATAATCCTCAGTATCAACAAGATATAAATTTACTGTATCATTAACCCAATCAATATCACCTGTTGCGAACGCATTTCTGCCTTTATCATATAAAGCATTAGACATTATTTACCTCTTTTTCTTTTTTTGTTTTAATTTCTTTTGCAGAATCAATAATATTATCAACTGATTTTTTACCAATCCCCTTTATTTTTGTTAACTCTTCTTTATTTGCACTAATAACATCATCTAATGTATTATAGCCAGATTCATAAAGCTCATTTGCAATACTTTCACTTATTCCGTCAATTTCGATAAATGTTTCAATGATTAAATCATCAGTTTCTGGCTTTTGTTCATCAACCTCAATTCCACTTTTTGTAAACAAAAGTTCATTCGCAATATCATTATCAACAGTTATCAAATGATCAACACCCCACCATTTATTATTTATCTTAACAGTTTTTATAAGTTTTATTTTTTTCATAATATTCCTTTCTCTTTACAATACAGTTGCACACATAAAAGCGTCTATCTCAACAGGTACAGGCAAAGGTGCAGACTGTAACATTAAAAATCTTACTGAAGGATCTTTCACTATCCAAGATTTTGGAAACCGCTCAACTGGTGCAAGTGCTTCTAAATCTTTTATAGCACCATACAAAAATTGTGCCTTTGTATTTGGATTGCCAAGAAAAACTTTATTATCTGGTATTAATGGTAATTCTATATTTGAATTATCCTCAACATACCACTCTTCGTATGTGTAAATATCCAGCCCTATTTCTGTCAAATTACCCATGTACGTTACACCATTTGGCAAAATTTGCGGATCAATTTGGCCTACATTAACACGTCTCATGTCAAAAAGATTTTTTCCACCATTTGCTGTTCCTGTAATTTCATCAGATTTTAAAAAGTTATCCCATGCCAACAGTCCAAAAACCGCAACAGTAGGAGAGTATCCACTGGCTTTGGCTCTTTCACGTTTCCACCTTTTAAGATCCTTTAACGGAGTTGAGTTTGTATGATCACTCCATTTTGCCGTTCCAACTAATACCGGTAATTGTGTTGAATCCATATTAAAATTGATAACATCATCAACACCTTCACCTTTTACATCGACTTTACCAGTTGTAAGTGCCTGTGTAGCCATCCACTCCTCACGTCTTGATACCATATCGTCAAGTTCCCTTAACTCAACACCAAGTTGTTGTGCTGCAAGTTGACCAATGCTAACATTTTTATTATAAATAGTATTACCTGCTTGTCTTAACAATAATTCACCTGCTGTTGTAACAATTTTTGGTTTAACATAAGCTGGTTTATATGACTGTGTTTTATAACCAAGTTTTTCAACAAGTTTACCCGCATGTTTTGGATTTACAAAAGGTGCCAATCTTCTTTTTCCTTTGTAAATATCAATATCAACATATTCACTTGTAAAAACTTTCCCACCATTTCCAAAAAATGTTTCCCTCATAAACGTTCTAACAGGTTTACGCTGCTCAATAACACCTAACATAGTTCTTGTTTCATACATATTTATTTCAAAAGACATAATTACTTCCTTTCTTACGCTTTAACTGCTGAATCAGTAAAAATTCCAAGTTCTCTTAATTTGTCAACATAATCAATTATGTTATCTGCCCCACCTACATTTAATGCTCGTTCGTTAAATTGTCCTGACCTATACCCAACAGATACAGTTGCAGCATCAAAACCACTTGTTGTTGTATCAACATCTTCCGCCGCTATACAATAAGCAATTTGGCTTCCGTCACTATTTGAAGAATCTACAATTTTACATTCTCTTGAACCTACAACAACAGCTATTATAAAATTATCTCCAACAACATAATCAGTTGATCCATCGTTAATAACAAATGCAATATTTTCATTGTCATAATTCACTCCAACAATAGCATCTTGTAAAGCTAACTCATCAGGTGATTCAACACTAAATACACCACCATTTGCAACAACCTCTTTACAAGTTACTACATAGTTTCCTTTTGTGGTATAACGTCTTCCTTCAACACCTGTTAATGTTCCATTTCCTGTATTACTTCCGCCTGCCGTTCCTGTTATTGGAATATTAGTTGTAACACGTCCTAACACATCACCTTTTTTTACAACAACATTCTTAACAATAGTTATTTCTATTGTATCAATTGATTTGTCACCTGCAATTAAATTGTCTGGTGTATATTCCATCCAAAACCCCACTTTTTAATTTATTTATATTTTCTGTTCATACTATTTGTAGCTGCATCTATAAAATTCTTTACACTTGCAGTATTTTCAACATCTTGATCTCCAACATTATTACCAATACCATTTAATGATTCTGCAAGTTTCTGCTGTTCCTCTTCAAGTAACTGTTTTTTTGCTTCTATCAATGCATCTTTTCTTATTTTTTCAAGAGTATCTTGTTTTTCTTTTTCAAGAGCATCTTGTTTTTCTTTTTCAAGAGTATCTTGTTTAATATTTTCAAGAGCATCTTGCTTTGCCTTCTCCATTATTTCATTATAAGCCTTTTTATCACTGGCTTTTAATTCTGCTAATGTCATATTGACACCTCCGTTATTATTTGTTAATGATTTTATTAAATCGTCAAGTGTTGATATTTCATCTATCATTCCATTTTGTAAACCTGATTCTGCAACAAACATTTTTCCACGTCCATAATTATTATGTACATTTTCAAAAGTTGTTTTTCTATTTTCTGCAACTGTATTTATAAAAACTTTATTCAAATCATTTATTACACTCAATACCTGCTGTTTTCCAGCGTCTGTTGTTGGATCTAATCTTTTGTTTTCGCTAAGATCTGACACGATCTCTATATGTCGAATTCCTTGTTTTTTATTATACTCCTCATTATCTTCATAAGTTGCTACAACACCAATACTACCAACCTCTCCAGTATTAGAAGATATTATTTTATGACTTGCACTTGCTAACCAATAACCAGCACTTGCAGCCATCCCATAAACATACGAAATTATATTTTTGGTTTTCATTCCTGTTTTTATAATATTTGCAGTTTCTGATACTCCTGTCACATCGCCTCCAGGGGTATCATACACATTTATTATAGTGTCAATACTTTCATCTTGTAAAGCTATTTTAAAATCTTTTTCAAAAGTACTAAGCTTTACATTTGCCCCATAAGACATTGGAACACTTGAAGACCGAGGAAACACAACACCTATAACAGGTATTAAAGCAATATTTTTAAACCTCACAGCGGTATATGTATTTTCTAAAGATGAAAAACCTAAATTTGCAATTGCCTCATGTTTTATTATTTTTCCATCATCAGAAATATAGTTTTTATAACTATCCCCGTGAAAAGATTTAGCAACATCAATTTCATTTAAACTTACTTTATTTACAATGTCAATTAATGAGGTTAAAGCTGGCTCATTCATTGCCCATTTACGATTTATTAGTGTATTTAGTAAACTCATTTTTAATCCTTAATAAGTTGTATTGGAATATTCATAATATCTTTTCTGTAAAGCTCTATAGTATAATTACAAGTTATTTTAGTATCATTTCTCCCAACCCCTTCAACAGTAAATTTAATATCACTCATTGAATTTAAAAAACGTCCCCCAGTTGATACAATAGTTTGAAATGATGATCCTCTTGATGATAATGCAATATTCCCTTTATTTAACCACGTCTTACCAAAGTCACGCATAAACAATTTTATATCTGCATTAGTTTCAAGAATGTTTTTTTCGTTTTTAATTGCTATATTAATAACCTTTAGTAAACCATAATAATTTGATGGTATTCTAAAATGTGTCATTAAT